CTATCTGCTGAAGGGTCAATCCTAACACGCTATGAAAAATGAAATACAGATACATTGAAAATTTACGATCAAAGAAATGCACACCGTGTGACGATATGTCTAAAGTTTCGGTTAATCCGAAACCTACTTTTAAGTCAAAAGCTGAATACAGAGAATGGTGCGGGAAGCAGACAACAAAGCATTGCTTCTACAGCCTAGCGGAAGGACTAGCCCCGAACGCTCGAATAGAAGGTGATAATAAAGTAAATCTAGTTCATGGAATTGCAGCGGATTACGATGCTCCGGTAAATTGGCTGGATGTTGATAATACAATCGCAGCTAAGTGTGTGGGTTGTATGCCTTCGTGGAGGTCTAAGACTCAAAGTGGTTACATAAGAATTGTGTTTGAATTCGAAGAACCCATATCTATTCCAGATTTCTTATACAAAGCTTTCCTTAATGAATTGAAGTCGTCCATTAACTTCAACAAAATATTCGCAGGCTATGATGTTAAATCAGAAAATCCTTCTCAGTATTTTGAGCTTGGGAAAGATTGGACTCCCCTTGGTGGGCTTGTCCCGCCTGCTGTTGTCCAGACTGCTCTGATAAAAGCGGCCCAGAATAATCCCCCTGAATCTAAGGAGACTTCGATACCAATCGAAAAGATTGCACAAGAAGTTGATAAGAGATTCCCCAATAGGTGGGTAGGTGATTTGGAAGTAGGTTCTAGAGGTCCACTGTTTTGGATTGATGATGGGATTGATAGAGAAGGTTGTCAGGTATTTGAAGATGGTTGCATCGTCTACTCAGATCGAGATGAAGGTTGGAAAACTTGGCGTGACATATTTGGTAAAGAGTTCGTTAAGAAATACGAAGAAGAGAAGATGGGCAATCTACTCGATGAGTATTGGTTTAACGGAAGGCAATTCTTTAAACTCCTTAACAAGATCGCACAACCAATTCCAAGAGATCAACTCGTCCTAGAACTCAAACAGCGCGGCTTTAAACAACGCGCTAAGAAAGGAGATAACATTTCAGAGGTTGAGAATGCCATCCTAGTCATTAGTAACCAAAATAGAATTAATGAAATCGCTCCAATTGTTTTCAGAAGGGATAAGCGTGTCGTTAGTTTTAATGGTCTAAGAATCCTTAATAGTTCTAGCATCGAACCAATCTTAGCAGCGGAAGATGGTGACTTCGATAAGTGGCCTTGGATCAATAAGTTCTTCGATCAGTTCTTCGTAGACTCCACGGACGTTCGGGCGAAGTATTACTTCTTTGCTTGGTTCCAGAGATTCTATGCGGGGGTTATCAATAATCGAGAAGATCAGGGGCAAGCTTGTATCCTAGTTGGTCCCGCTAAAAGGGGTAAGACCCTACTCTCTAATAAGATTATCTCTGCTGCTGTAGGCGGTTATGCTGATGCTAGTGATTATCTTTCGGGAGGAACTAAGTTTAACAAAGACTTAGGGAGGGCCGCTGCTTGGGTTATCGATGATACCGTAAGTGCTGCTTCATTCCAAGATCAACGGAAAGCAACAGAGCTAATTAAACGTGGTGTAGCTAACCCAAGAATAGAGTTCATGGCTAAATTCTCAGACGCTGTAACTCTCCCTTGGGCGGGTAGGATTATCGTTAGCCTCAACGATGATGCAAACAGTATGAGCGTTATCCCAACACTGGACTCTAGTAACCGAGATAAGCTGATGGCTTTCAAGATCTGCCCCAAGCCGTTTAAGTTCCCTAAGAAATACGATCTAGAAGATATACTCGATAAGGAGCTACCCCACTTCCTAGCTTGGTTAGAGAAATGGAAACCGCCTGAAGAGGTTCTCGACGATGATCGATTTGGAGTTAAGAGCTACATTGACAATAGTATTGCTTATGCGGCTTATGATAACTCAAGTAGATCTCAAGTAGCCGAACTAATCGACTTCTTCTCTAAAGCTTGTAGAGAACAGAACGATAGGATGAAGCAGTGGCGGGGAACTATTACTGAATTCCAAGTAGCGATCCATACCTACAATAATGGTAGGGCGCTAGGAGCTTCTAATAAACTAGAGTTCGTCCGTAATGGGTTAGCGCATCTAGAAGATGCTGGTAAATCTAACAACGGTATAAGACCCATAAAGTCTGTTGGAAAAGGAAGTGGTAAGGTCTGGGTGATCGATGTCACTGAGCCTTTCGATATCGACTTCGAAGACTCTACAGAGAGTTCGCTGGGCGCAGTGCTGCAATAGGTAAGTGGTATCCATCCACTTTGTATTTAAAACCAAAGTCATCTAAATCACCTCTCTTTTTAAATTCCCCTGATCTCTGAATCTTGAGTCCTGTAGCCCAACCCAGAACCCAAGCCATTGAGAAATCTTTACGGACACGAACAAAGAAGTATGAGTTAGCTCCTAACTTCTTCCCCTCTGCACAGTTCACTGATGCTGTGTAGTGGGGTTGGGGTTTCCCCGCACATCCCTTAGCTTTAACATCTATAGTTCTTTTTCCCAGAACATAGTCATGGGTGAATAATTTATTACCCACGTATAAGGATTCAGGATACAGCTTTTCAAAAGCAACCTCCCCGATAAACCCCGTCATTCTCCCAGCCCCCCTTGTAAATGAATTTGGAAGAACCCCCAAGTCTTCGCTACGTTCAAACGCTTCTTTAATATCGTCGCTGTTAGGCGTGAAGATAAGCATCCCCTTAGTCCTAGAGAACTGAGGGGGTAGCTTTTTTCGTTTCATCCTTTAATAGTTCGTTTAATTAACCTGTCGTATGCGGGGAAGAAGACTTCTTCCATACACCGAACCACAGCTTCTTGTTCAAATGTTTCACAAAAACCTACTCCCGAAATGCACAAGCTTGCTTCCATCAACTCATGCCTCAAGGTCTCTAAGCAATCCTTATCGCCTAGATCCTTGTGGATTGTAATCAATTTCTGGTCATGGCTATAGTAGCCATAAAGGTCTTGATCACTTAAATCTCTTTGAACAATTTTTACAGTCTGCCCAGCAACACGTAAACTTTTAGGAACCCTCATCAGAGTAAAAGTTATTAATAGCCTCGGCATAAACAGATGCTAACCGACTCAAGTCAGAGCGAATCAAAGCTACATCACTTGCGTTTGATCCGAAAAAAGGTTCGGCAATACACGCATAGCAAGGAGTCTTACGCAGAAACATAGACCCCCTACTACCTTTTGATCGGGACTTAACCCCCCTAGCTTTTAACTCAGGGTATTCCGCGACCATTGATTCGTGAATCTTGTAAGCTAAAGCCTTACCCCCTTTACTTGATTCCCAATGCAGCCATTCATGGCCCGTGGCTTTTGGTCCGGCAGCATTGAAGTGGAACTCGATACAGGCATCAATTCCATCTTTACGCATCCGTCTCGATACGTTGTTGATTGCGCCCACATAACTCGATGCGCCGTAGTCATCATAGATCTTGTATGGGACTTTAAGAAGTGGGGTTACTAAGGGCATCAAGTTGGAGTTGAATTCGTGTTCACTTACGCTGTTATTACCAACAGTATAAGCACCGCTATCTCCCCTTCTAGAATGTCCAATAGCTAACCCAATCATTTTTTAAGCATTTTGTATATAGTCACAGCAGCTACTGCGATACCTCCAGCGAGGGAAAGTATGCGGAGCCAGTATTCTAGTTGATCTTGGTAAGATAAGATGACTCCTATTGTTGGTGACACAGCCCCTATAAGGGGGATAAGTAAACTATCTTTCATCATTTTGATCCAATAATAATTGCTCTTCGGTAGCTATAATCACTATGAAATTTATGTTGTTCCCGACCTGTTAACACCCCTTCGACAAAATGATATTGGGTGCCTTCAATTAGAGTGATCGTAGGGGGATCATGTAGTGCGCTTGAGTTCACGATGGAGGCGTTTCGCGATCCGCTCCAACCGCAGCTTTGCAGCAGGGCTACCATCGGCAGCAAGCTCATCAATTTCATCTTCCAGTTCATAAACAAATCTTCGGTGTTTTAATTTTACGTAGGCTACGTAGGCGTGTAGTGCCGCTATGATCACCTTAATCATTTCTTAGCTTTCCCAATATTGAGAGCGGCCCATTCCAGAATGGAGTATAGCTTTCGGACAATACCATCATCTTTGGGTGTAGGAGTCAGAGCGCAAATTGCGGAAGCGGCAGCCACCACAGCAGTGGCGATTGAAATAAAGCTTTCTTTGTTTTCTAGGATATAATTTAGCATGGTTACATTACGTTAGGTATTCGAGAACCAGACCCAGTTGGATCAAAGTTAACTGCGGGTTTAGCTGACCCCCTATAGGCGTCTAGCTCTTCTTCTAAAAGTTGTTTACACACATTCCAGTGGTAGTTGGCGCGTTCCAAATCAGCATTGTCTTCAGCTACGGTCCCTAACAAACCATGTTTGATAGCATTAAGGTTGCTCGGTCTTACGACATCGAAGCTGTTAATAAGATTTTTGAACCTACGCTTAACCAAGACTCTAATTGTTTTCTTAGTGGCGTTTGTAGTGTCGTTGCCCAACCTATATCTTCGAAAGTTATTAACTTTGTTAGCTTCTTGAACCGTTCCTAATTCAAGCGTATCTGATGTATCATTAACATTCACCGCCGTTATTTTTACAGGGCTGGGTAATGATGAATCTCCATTTCGTATCTCAGTAATCTTAGTGAACACCACTGATCCTGAAGTAATGTTGTTTGAAGCTGTGTCTAGATTCGGATTGTATGTCTGCGTAACAGGGGTGGTGGCGTTATTTAATCCTGTTATGGTAATAAAGTTAGTAGAAGTCCGAGGTATCTTAGTTGCGGGAGAGACGGGACTTACGGTAATAGTGTAGGCTTTAGAGGATACAAGCTCGTTCACTGCCGGAGCGAACCCATCATCAACCAAACCAAAGCCGTAGAGAGTAGAACCATCTCTATTTCGTCCAGTAATTCGATAGTCATGGAATTGTGCCTTTGCCCTAACAGGGTCGTTGTCTACCAAAGCCGATACGATAGATTCTGAATCATCTGGTAGGGTGAAGTTACCATCCGTTGTTGTGATAGTTGTCTCATATAGTAAATCCCGCCACATCCCCATTGCATAAAGTCGGGGCATGACAAGATTAAGTTCCTGAATAAATGAGGAACCTACGGTTTTATATTTAGAGAGGGCTTCTTCTACCCCCGCTACGGTAAGAGTAGCCATAAGGATATCTTAATTTAATATCCGTAATCAGTCAAGGCAGGGCTGGGTTAGCTCCCAGTGCAGCAATTAGAAGTCTCTTCTTCAGGTTCTTTTACAACCTTCAAGCCTTGTGAGGCACTTACATCTGCAGCGTCAAGAAGACTTCCTGTCCAGTTTGTGTCTTTTTGCCAAACCTGTGCCGTTCCTGTTGCTACAGGAACACTGATACTTACAGAAGGTAAGGAACCTTTAATTACAGACACTGGAGATCCTGCAACGGGAACAGACACAGGAGACGCCTCACCCTTAAGGAATTTTTGTGTGTCAACTGCATTCGCAATGACGGTCGTATCGGTCATGTTCTTTTTCAAACCAGTCACCGGAGACGCCTCCCCCTTCAGGAATTTCTGTTCGTAATTAGCACCCGTGATTACGGGGACCGCAGTAGATCCAGAAATCACAGATGCCGTAGTAGCTACGCTATTATAGAATGGGTTTTCGTCTATATCTGTTCCTACGATTCCCCGCCCTAAAACTCTACTTTCAACACCAGTCCCAGTAGTGGTGGCGTTTACCACACCGGTTACTTTAACAACACTCGTAACTCCCGTTACTTGAGTAGGGTCATGGACAAACTTGTAATCAGCGGGGGCTGATGATTCCTCCGCTGTTGCTGCCCCTAAAACCCAGTAACATTGAGTGGTGGCACTTTCACATGACCCAGATGATGAACAGGAACAAGATGTCACACAAATTTTTACCCAAGGCAAAGTCATTTTAGTCCCCCCTGCCCACATCGTGGTGTTTGGGGTTCCTTGAATCATGTTAGAATTCACGGTTCCACCACGAACATAATCACTAACTACTGAAGCTGAAACTACCACATTATCAGCAGTTGAAGTTCCTCCTGTCCAAGCATCACTAGCGCCTAAAGTTTTCACAACGGTAGCGGGAGACCCACCAGTATGCGCACTAGTTGACATATTACCGCCAGACCAAGCTGCCGCTCTATCTGATTCAGCGTGGGCTGGTGCAGCGGATGTTGTAGTTCCTCCAGTATATGCGTTCCCTGTTGAACCCCCAGACCAAGCTGCCGCTCTATCTGATTCAGCGTGGGGTGGAGCCGCCGAAACTGGAGTTCCTGATGCGGTCAATACATCAACCTTGTCAGAAGAAGTTGGGTATGCCGCAGCAGTTACGCTTGAGCTTGCAGAGGAGTAGCCTGTTACAACTGTAATGGGACTTAATTGTTTCTTAACTAGTGTCTCAACAGGTAAATTTACCATGTCATTTACTAAACCATCTTCTACAACAGCCGATCGTTTAGCCCCCACATACCATTGATTATTGAAATTGTTTCCCCTGACTACAATGGAGTTAGCATTAGCTTTATCAAAATTAGGGGTGGGCGTGATTCCATCTGCTTTAAGCTCCCCATCATAGTGAACTCTTATCCTAGCTGAACCACAAAATGGGTCGGGTAAAGTGACTGGATTGCCGTCACCATCCGTCCCAGTTTGCAACTTATTTTCACACGAACCACCTATGTCTTTTATCGTTCGAAGATCTTTGAAGTCAGCAGCTCGAATATATTCTTTATAAACATTTTTGCCCCCACCTATGTTTCGAAGGCTGTCATACCCCTTCACCCACCACAAAGGACCACGGTGACCTCTTAGACCACCGTATAGTTTAACTTCTCGCGGGTTATCTTCACTATCACTCCAGTGATCTCTGTCTAACTCGCCATCCTTTATGTAAAAAATAGGAGTATTGTATTCCCCGTTTATTCCCTGTCCGTCTTCATCTTTTAGAATATGTGAAGTTGAAGGGGGTAAATCTTTAGCCGTATGTAGCGTGTATTCAGGGGGATCAATTGCCCCATGCGGGTCCGTTTTAAATTTAGTGTAGACTACACAATTGGAAGATACACTTATGATTGTTTTATCTAGTTCGTGTATTGTGATCGAACCTGTTTTGGGGTGAACCTCATATAGGTGGGCTTTAGTAACACAAACCTGCCCATCACCATCGGGCTCATACCTATATGGCTCATGCTCTTGACGTGGAGCAACATCTACATGGGGTATTTCTCTATCGGGTAAAGGTAGCAAACCCATTATCTGTCGATCAAAACTACTCTCCCCCTCAAGCACTGGGGATATTTCAATCGTCGGAAGCTCTTCAACCACACTTTCTATTATATCTATATCTGCATCGGGAATCGTGGACCCTGAAACTTCTTCTGGCCCCTCGGACAAACCACCACGTAGCTTTTTAAAAAACCCTTCAAGCATGACAAATTAAGTAAATGATGGGGGGTACACGGTCCAAGAAGTTCTTATATATCCACCCCTAGCAGGTTCCTGTTTATCACGAACTTTAATCGAGTCGGGCCAAGCTGGGGGATTAGTAGAAGGAATTTGTTTGTCATAACCAGCATACTTATATACGGGATCACGGGTTCCAGTAGATATTCGAATATTCCCACCAGCCGACAGACATTTAGGTATATTGATCCTCACATAAGGAGTTCCCATAGTAAATGATTGGGGGAGCATAGCTACAGCACCCACACCAGAGAAGGGAGTGGGGGACCAAAATGTATCTATTCTAACCTTACACGGTCCACTATAACCTTCAGGGTTCATATTATATTCGGGGAAAGTTAGAAGCTGCCCATCCTGCCTTTCCCAAGATGCTACGTTTACAGATTCCAAAACAGGTGGGAACGTGTGATCAATAGAAGAGAAATAAGTATCTACCGTGATCGCATTGCTTCCCAAAGGCGCACCAGCTACTAGTTCTTTTTTAACAACCTCAAACCAATCTGAAGATACTTGCTTCCCTTGTCGGTAAGAAGCAATTGCTTCAGTCCCCGATAACGTAGTTCTTGTGGGCTTCCACCAAGTATTATCAGAATCAACTATGAGTGCTTGAATAGTTGCTCCTGCACCAGTCGGAGTTTCTCCTTTGTAGAAATAGCTGATCGTGCTTTTTAGATTCCTATGACTGAGTTCATCCCAAGCAAGTGATTCTATGTTCTCGCGAACAAAATACATCCTTTGCTCAACAACAAAGATGCCATCTAGCTCCGAGTCGCCAATCCTCTTCTGCTCGCGGCCCATTAATATGTAACCTTTACCGCTAAAGTTCGCAGATGCAGGTTCAGTTGGCATTGCAGAACCCGCTACGTTAGTCGAATCGTCTTCAGTAAATGTAGATCGTAAGTGGATATATGTTCTCTTAACCGTATCAAACTTAGTGCTACCTAAACTAGCTTGTGAGTATTCAAAGTTATACTCATCTTGAGATGTTCTAGTATTTGCATAATAGTAATAGTAAAGCTGACCATTAGGATCAGCTTGTTTCACATACGCAAGCGTATGATCAGGGAACTGCGCACTATCAGGGTGTGCAGTTCCATATACCGGAGGAGTATTCCCAACCCTCTGAGCGTCTACCGTTTCAAAGAACAATAGATCTTTAACATTCGGGGATACGAATGTAAGGACTGTCTGCCGCTGGGGGCTGGGTTGATTCCTTTGTATTGGCATTATTCAAGAGGTATACCTGCTGAGTCAAATCCTTCATCTACCTCAACGGGTTCTAGATTTGATGGTCCCTGCTCTGGGGCTGGTCCCTGCTCTGCGGGGTCGTCGGCTAATTTTCCAGCAAGGAAATTAGCTACGCCCGCTATCTTAAGTCCTCCCCCTGCTGGGTTCTGAACTGCGAGGTCAATAAGCTGAATTAGTGCTGATCGTTCTTCGTCGGTGAATTCAATTGTTTTCATACTCGTCAAAATTATGCGTAGTGACCTTTGATTTCAAGGTTTTAAATCAAAAACTACTGCGGTGTCCCAGACATTTTAGCCTCATAAAAAGCTTCAATAGCGGGAACTGCATCAAATACGGACTGCATTGCTGCTGCGGCTTCAGGGACTTCTGCAATGAGTTCCCAGAAATCGACGCACAAGTTGTTAGAAAATTTCTCATCGGCAATCTCCCCAGTCGCCGCATCGCACGGACGGAGCTGCATATAAACTGTCCCATCTAATCCAGATGGCACATTTACAGTTAACGATGATACCCACGTTTGCGAGAGTGTTTTTTCAGGTTTGGCTGGTAATACCAACGGTTTTTTATTTTCTATCGGCATGGTTCTGTTTTGTTTAATTTGAAATGGGTTCTGCTTCGTCTTCGGTTTTTCCTGTGTCTTCAACTTCTATTTCTAGCTTGTCGATGTCTTTACGTTCTCCATAAACAACATAGAAATAATTGAGTGGCGTGTCTGTATTTGATCCTACAGTAACTTCCCCGTCATCCGCGATAGCTTCAATATAAAGATCTTGATTCGGACCGACGGCTGTCAGTTCTACCGTCATTGAATCAATGTGAACTAAGCCACCCCAATAATCAGGCATCTCAATCGTGCTTGATTCGCCCTTCCCCCTAAAGTAAACACCAACCTCTGGACCCTCAATACAGGAGTGTATTAATCTTTTACCTTTTTTGGTTGGGTGTTTTATTGAGAAATTTTTAGAGTATCCATAAATATGTCCGCTAACTGTCAAGTTAGAAGTGCTGGTGCTATTACCAATGTCTACACTCCCCCTAGCGATTTTCATCACTTCAACTCCCCCACCAGCACTCGCGCTACCATACCTAAATGTAGCTATCTTCTGAGTGCCTCCTGAGTTGGGCGACTGCACATATAGGACATAGTTGCTCGCCCCTGTATTTCTTGTTATTAAACTATAACTTGTGCTACTAGCATCGGTCCTGAATGCGCTCCCGACGAGAACACCATTAACATCAATACCTGTAGTATTTACCCTGAATCTTTCTGTCCCAGCAACTACTGTTCTACAGTAGGAGTTGTTTGACCAATGGATATAATCATTACTGTCATAACCAATGTAACTAATACTATCTCTTAGATCGGTCTCTAGTAGGAATTGAGTTCCGCTAAGGTCTAAGCCCCTACCTGCTGAGTATGTTGTATTGGTATCAGTGTTTGTGTCCGACCAAGGTACGTGAACATACATTTTCTCTGACGAAACTTCGACAGGGTAATACTTACCACTCTCACTATACCCAATCTTGAAACCTCCTCTAGTAGAACTAGAGCCAGCAGGTAATGAGTAGTTATTCGCGCTAGTAGCGATACCGTCGAGCTTAGACTTAAGGGTAGAGGTGAAGTTCTTTTGAGTCAGCCCACCATCTCCTACAGAGTAAGTTGTGTTAGTAGTTACATACCCAGCACCATTGGTAAGCTGGTTGTTGTTGGTAGGGATTGTAGGT